TAGGGGAAGATGTGGCGCGGTTGAATTGGTACACATTGAGTTGACGCAATTTAGCAATGTTGTTATTTTTAGTTACCATAACCTTCATAAAATTGGTCGCAATCTTCTTCTTAATTGCGGCCTTCTGGGCGGCAGCGCGCTTCTTAGCAGCTTCGGGGTACAACTTAGCTAGGGGGACATTGTTTATACCATCATTACTGGCCTTGGCCTTGGCCTTGATGGAACCACAGAGTTCCTTGACAGTTTTCTTCGCGGCGTTGGGGACGCCGTACTTTTTCGCAACCTTCACCACATCTTCCTTCTTGTGGAGACGGCACTTACGCTTACCGAGCTTGAGATCACCCGCCTTGTCTACTGAAACGAGTACTGGAGGAGTCACACTCTTCTTGGGGTTACGGGGGTATCGGGGTTTAGTTTTCAGTAATGCTTTAGACATTATGATGCTCATTTTTTAATATACACTGAGAAAATAACGCGTGATCTCGAAACATCACCCCGGGACGAGACTACATTTTCTTAAATCGACATCATCACGCGCGTTCACAATTACACAAATCCAATACGTAGACGTGAACGCCAAAAACGCAATCGGAATAATCACTAGACTGAGCATTAGTATTAAATTACAATTTAAATTCTATTCTCACTCTAAAAACTTTTTCACTACATCTGACATGACAAGTTTGTCTCCGTGTTCGCCTCTCAGTCGTTTGATATAGTGTTCAACACTCATGGGTTCAACACCTTCTTCGTATATCCAGCCATCGGGACTTCGGAGAGTGCGAGAAAATGAGAGGTCCACAATACATCCATCAAAGTTGTTGTGGTCAGCAGCCGTGATAGCCCGTGTTTCATAGCGATTTTCACTGTATTGTGGGAAGATGTGAAAGGCGATGACGGGGTACATGTAAAGGATCACTTCATCCTCTACTTTCATGGGGGAGAAGATGTAGTTTCCGGGTTGAGCTTTGATCATGGTGCACGACATGGTTGAAAATATGATGGGATTTGGGTTCACTTAGGTTACTGATACCCGCACCCACATTGATAAGCATCTGCATCACACTTTTATGGTCATTTTCGGTGGCGATCCATAGGGGTGTCCGACCGTCATCCCTTGGTTTGTTGACGTCCGCACCCGCCTCGAGTAGCATCTGTACTATCGGCTCATATCCGTAATAAACGGCGCCGTAGAGTGGCACCGCGCCGAAATTATTCGCCTTGTTGACGTCAGCACCCGCTTTGATCAGTAACTTCGGTACCGTTATATGACCATTTAATATGGAGATATGCAGTGGCGTTCGACCAATATTATCAGTCGTGTCGATATCCACACCTGCTTCGATCAATATCCGCACCACCTCCACATTGCCCTTCATTGCGGCGATGTAAAGTGGTGTTCTACCAATATTATCAGCCATGTTGATATCCGCACCCGCTTTGATCAGGGTTTGCATTACCGATCCGTACTCCTTTTGAGCGGCGATAAACAACGGTGTCGCACCCCCATCCTCTACCTTATTGATATCTACACCCGCCTCTATCAGGGACTTGACCATCACGTGACGGTTGAATAGAGTGGCGGTGAACAGGGGTGTATTCACCATACTTACTTATATTACGTCTAACTATTTTAACCTCGTAAAGCTTGTTCATTTTGTTTATTAAAATCTATACTTTTAACAATGACATGCCATAAATTTACTGAACAGTATGCTCTAATGTTACTAATGACACACTTGACATTATAAACCATATAGTGTAATGTATATACCAAGTCCATTTAAAAATTGATACGTAATAGATCGCCATACTCCCCGAATAGGCAGTTGCGATTGATATAGGTATATACAATATTACAATTCCATGTAGAGAAACATTTATTTCGGCGTGTGATATCATAGTCGAGTATATAGATACCACTAGGTTTGCCAAACCAACCACATTTGGATCACTACTAAAACTAAATATGATCAACACCATGTTCATAAATGTAAATAATCTACATGTCGAATTGACCTTTACAAATGATTGTGTGTATGGAACTTCTGTGGTACTTGGGGGTTGCACACTTTCATTAAGTCCGACTCGAAGAGAGCCGTCAGGTATTTCAACTATAACATACCTTGGTCTATCCATACAGATAATACATTTTTAGATCTATTTTGACACATTACCACAACAACTTAGGTTATTTAACCGCACCCGCCTTGCTAAGCATCTGTAGTAGCGTCTCACGATTCTTCAACGCGGCGTTAATCAGTGGCGTCATACCACTATGCGACGCCTTATTGATGTCCGCACCCGCCTCTATCAGTATCTGTACTGTTGTCTCGTGACCATATTCAACGGCTTTTAACAGGGGTGTCCAACCAATAACATCAGTATTGTCAATGTCCACATTCGCCGCGATCAGGGCCTTCACTACCTCATCGTGACCGTTTCCAGCTGCCATAGAGAGTGGTGTCCAACCAATGTGATCACACACATTGATGTCAGCACCCGCCTCGATCAATGTCACCACTTCTTGTACGTGACCGAGCTGGGCAGCTCTTGACAATGGTGTATTCGTCATATATGTACATATAGATATTATTCTTTATAAACGTGATTGTTTAATTTAATATCTACGCATATTGTATATAATGGCTAACAAACTTCAAGACTACGGTATGGGACTACTTATCATCATGATTTTACTCGCACTGACTGTGTGGAAAGTACGCGAGGTTCAGACGCTCAAGGGGCGTAAAAAGTAAACTTTCAATACGTTAGATTGAACTTAAGTAAATCATTTCCAATTAAAATTTAACAATCAGAATGTCTTCCAACATCATCAAAGCCGAACCCGACTACTACGTGCTCGCCTTAAATTATATGGATAATGGTCAGATTATCCTATCAAAACACCCCGTTATCGCTTTCAAAGTATTCCCGGACTATGAAGACTGTAACTATATGACAATTCCAATCACAGTGATGGATCTCCCCCGTGTACAGAAACCCACACTCTTGACCCCCGATGGTATAGTCTATGAATATCAACAAACTGCGTGTGACCTAGAGACCCATATCGAGTGTCTCAGTGCGCGTCACGGAGATAAGCTAGAGTTTCATGTGAGTATGGATATACTCTAAACCCTAGAATTTTAATAACTATATAAAGAATAAACCGTTTCGATATACAATGGATAATATTCCCGCCACTGTTAAGAAAATGCTTTCAGACCCGGAACTTTCCATGGATCAAAAGATGGTTGGATTTATGATGTTCATGCCTACACTCCCCGACGATCCAAAGGTCCAGAAGTATGTAGATACAATCCTAAAACTTGGTGTGAAAATTAAACGACTCGTCGACGAAAATAAGATAACTATTAAAATGGGTAAAAATTTCACTCTTGATGTACAAGTACATTAAAGGTGTATCACGTAAAATAGTAAATGCAGCTTTTGATTAAAAAACTTTCACCCGATGCCATTATTCCCACCCGTGCGTCACCTGGTTCGGTGGGATATGACTTATACAGTACTGAGGATACTGTTGTCCCGTGCCAATGTGGACGAGTTATAGTAGGAACTGGTATCGCGGTTGGTTTACCTGAAGGCGTTTACGCTCGTATCGCACCCCGATCGGGACTCGCCGCGAAACATTGTATCGATATAGGTGCGGGTGTTATTGACCCAGACTATACGGGTGAAATTAAGGTCATCATGTTTAATCATGGGGATGTGGAATACATGATTAAGCAAGGTGATAAGATTGCACAAATGATTTTAGAGCGATGCGAAACGCCACCCATCGAAGAAGTTATCGAGATCGAAGACACTGTCCGAGGCACGCAGGGTTTTGGGTCGTCGGGTTAAATTAATTACCGAACGCTACACCGGCCATACCATCCTTTACGCGGAGGATGTTATAGTTGACAGCGTACACGCGGTTGATATTGTTACCAGCTCCACCGGTAGGGGAAGTGATTGAAAGTTTCGCGTTATCAATACGAGAAAAGTTCAGACTTCCGGAAGGTTGAGCCTTGTTCATCTTTAGGCAGAATGGCCACGTATACACGGGGGCAGTGTCAAGCACATCAGACGGGAGTGTGTCGACGTGCATTTCGTGAACGACATTGTGGTGGAACGTCTTGGACATGTTTTCGAAGAGGGGTGTACCGTTGATGTACAGGGTTGACCTATCAAACGAATATTGCGAATCCCAGTTTGTGCCGTCGACTGCAGACGATACGAGGTGGAGTGCCTTTACTGGGTGATTGAAATACGTGAGATCAATATCAGTGTCAGTAGAGGTCACGGGTTGGTATTGCAACTGGGTGATGAGTAACTCGTGCTCGTTCTTTACGAAAAAGTCACGTTCGTCCGTGTCGAGGTACACGTACGTACCGTACACTTCGGGGGTGGTTGTGGGTGTGAAATTAGACCTGCACTTGATACGGATCTCGACCGTATGGTACTGGAGCCCAACGAGTGGGAGAGCCTTGGTCCAATCTTCGCTGAAGAAGAATGGAATGACGAAATAATCACAACCACGCGCCGCGTTAGTCGCATCCGCCTTGGCGTTACCGCCGATCTCACTTGAGGTAGTGGCACACGAGGCTTTCGCGGAGTTGTCATTGTATAGAATGTTGTGAACACCCTGGATGTAGAATGCATCAAGTTTGCATACTTCCTGGCCACCTATTTGCAGAGTGAACTCGGTCGTATCGCCCTGTCCAGAAGAGAACAAACCGTTCGTGTTCGTGAGAACGTTGGAGATGTTCTCAGCTTCGATCCACACGTAGCTGAGCAGATCACCCTTAGAGCGAATGGGGATGACCACCTCGTTGGAGCTCCCGAACGAACCAATGTAGTCCATACGTTCCGGCTTGATGGAAAAGTTGGTATGACGCTTATAGTTTTGACGGAAGAAAGAAACCTCGGGGCTGCCGGTGATGTATACATCCTGAGCACCCTTTGATACAAGATCAATCAACGCAGCTGACATTTTACTATGTAATGATATTAAAATTTTCCCACTATAACGAAGTATGGTCCAATTTCAAGTTCTTATTTGGGATTCACGTGACGAAGAGGAGACGCATGTTATCCGACTGTTTGGTAAGACGAGTAAAGGGGAGTCCGTGTGTGTCACCACGAATTATACACCCTACTTCTTCGTGAAGATCCCAAAGGGTATGATGAAGGAAGCATTGATGCGGTACATAGAAGATGCGTGTTACGAAGATCTCATCACGGGGTTTGAAGTGGTGAAGGCGAAGGATGTGTGGGGATTCCAAAATGAAGAAACACATGCATTTTTACAAATTTTTTGTAGGGATTTAACAGCTCGAAGGCAAGTGAGTAACCGCCTGAGAAAACCAATTCGAGATCTCAATAAGAAGATCCATATTTACGAAGCGAATATTGACCCCGTCCTTCGCCTGATGCACGAGACCGGTATAGAGTCTACGGGTTGGGTCGACACGAATGACGGTGTGATTCGAGCGTGTCACGCACATACTGACATTGACCTCTTTTGCAAAGATTGGAAAAAACTCACACCGGTTAAAACAGATAGTATCGCCCCATTTGTAGTAGCGTCTGTAGACATAGAATGTTACAGTTCGACCGGTAAATTTCCAGATCCGAAAGTTCCTGGGGACGTTTGTTTCCAGATTGCTATTTCTCTTACACATTTCGGTTCTGACGATGAACTGTATGATAAGACATGTCTATGCTATGGACAAACAGATCCCAATTTAGAAGGGTGCAATATCGTTAGTTTTGACACCGAGCGTGAGATGCTCACGGCGTTTAGTAAATATTTACGAACCCATGATGTTGATGTAATCACTGGCTGGAATATATTTGGTTTCGATTTGGAATATATTATGCAACGCGCATCATACACGCGTTGTTCACGAGAGTTTTTCCAGTTGAGTAAACTCCGTGGCCATATTTGTAATTTGGTATCGAAAAAACTGTCTTCGAGCGCTCTCGGTGATAATGAATTGAAACTCGTACCTATTCCCGGTCGGTTCGTATTCGATATGTTTCACGAAGTGAAACGTGAGTATAAGCTCGATTCGTATAAGCTCGACAATGTTTCCAAAATTTACCTAGGAGACCAGAAAATTGATATGTCTCCCAAGGAGATGTTTGCACGTTTCAAGGAGGGCGACCCGGTAAAACTGCGCGAAGTTGCAGAGTATTGTATAAAAGATACGATCCTCCCACATAAACTTATCGCGAAGTTGTCAACGTTGATGAATTTACTCGAGATGGCGAAGGCGACGTGGGTACCCCTCAATTACCTGGCTGAACGGGGACAGCAGATTAAGGTATTTAGTCAGCTCACGAAAAAGGCTCGAGAACTTGGTTTCAGGGTTCCCACATTTGAATACGGGTACACGGATACGGCTGGGTATGAAGGGGCGACCGTTCTCGAAGCGCAATCTGGTGCATATTATACACCGATCACTGCCCTAGATTTTGAAGGTCTGTACCCGTCTATTATGATGGCGCATAACCTGTGTTATTCTTCACTTGTCATGGATAATAAATATGATAATGTTCCAGGTGTCACATACGAAACGTTCGGTCAGTATAAGTTCGCACAGGACGTCCCAAGTCTTTTACCAGCCATTTTGGCAGAACTTAAACAATTTAGGAAACAAGCTAAAAAGGATATGGCAAACTCTACGGGTGCGACGCAGCGCATGTATAATGCAAAGCAGTTAGCGTATAAGATTTCGATGAACTCTGTATACGGGTTTACGGGTGCATCGAAGGGTATGCTTCCGTGTGTCGCCATCGCGTCTACTGTAACTGGGAAGGGTCGAAGTATGATTGATGACACGAAATCATATGTCGAAAAGAATTTCCCGGGGTCTAAAGTGCGGTATGGAGACACCGATAGCGTTATGGTTGAGTTTGACGTGGGTGGTCGAAAGGGTCAGGAAGCTATCGAATATAGTTGGGAAATTGGTGAACGCGCGGCTGAAGAGTGTACACGGTTGTTTAAAGCACCGAATAACCTAGAACTCGAAAAAGTGTATTGTCCATATTTTTTATATTCAAAAAAACGATACGCGGCTAAACTGTGGACCAAAGGTAAAGATGGTAATATGAATATGGACTATATCGACGTAAAAGGATTGCAACTCGTTCGTCGCGATAATACACCACACATGCGTGGGGTATGCAAAGAACTTCTCGATGTCATTCTGGAGAGTAGCGATACAGACGCACCGATGAATTTAGCGAGACAACGTGCGATCGAACTACTCGAAGGGGAGGTTCCTAATAATAAGTTGATATTAAGTCAGTCTCTTTCTGACGTGTATAAGGTGAAAGGTAAGAGTGTGTCTATATCTAAAATTAACAAAGACCATGTCGACGACCCCACGAGTTGTGACATTAACATGGCACATGTTCGTGTCGTGACCAAAATGCGTGCGAGACAACCTGGGTCAGAACCAAGGTCGGGTGATCGCGTACCTTATTTGTTGATCAAAACAGACAATCCACGCGCAAAAGCGTTTGAAAAATCAGAGGATCCAAAATTCGTAGAGGAACACAATCTACCCGTCGACTATGACTATTATTTCATTAACAAGTTTCTGAATCCAGTGTGTGATTTACTGGAACCCCTATTCGAAAACCCAAAACTTGAAATTTTCGGCGAATTACTCGATAGGGCAAAACCACCGAAGAAAAAACGGATCGTGAAAGATGAAAAACAAATGCTTATCTCCGACCTATTTAAAAAGTAAACGCGCGTATATAATATGGGGATTTCTGACCAAATTTCGGAACTGATCGAAAAGGAGGTTGAGCGGCGGGTGTATGAACGCGTTTGTAAAGTCCTAGAGAAGGTCACCGATATTTTTCCCGTTTCAAAAAAGTACGCGCGTCGTGAATTTCTACCAGATGTTGAATATTGTCAAGGTATAACAAAAAGTGGACGCTTCTGTACAAATAAAGCTACAAAAGAAGGGTTCTGCTCGTTCCATGTAAACGATGAACGTCTATGTGAACCTATAAAAATACAAACAACGACGATGCGCCATACCCATCCATTTCCATCCGGATTTATCCAGGGGTGTCCGAAATGTGAAGATGATAAAAAAAAGAAGTTAGAGAATTAAGACGTTTTTGGAGTAATATGAATAAGTCCGATATACTATTATCATCAATCAATACATTTTACAAAATACCGGAAAATAAACATGTTTTAAGTGAACTTTTATCAAAATCTGGGGGAATATCTCTTAGAAATTTGGAATGGTTTATAACAAATTATTCAAAAAAACACAATACAACATATCAGACAAATGATGGTAGACTTTTTAGTGTACATTGTGCATATAAATCAAGTCTAGATGGGTACAGTAAAAAATTATTCGACCCGTTTTGTAGATCTGAAAAAATAGCCTATACTATTCCGGGTACAACTGATGAAATTCATACGACTGTTGCACAGCTAAATTTCATCAAGTGGTGTATAAAAAATAAAATTGTCGAGTATATTAGAGTTAATAAAGAGTCTCTTTTCAATAAGCGAGTTTCATGAATCCGTTTTCAAAAAGAAACGTTTGATATCCTACATAGTATATGTTAAGTGTGTATACTTTGGTTAAATTTGGTACTAACTTTATCTCTACGAGGGTGGTATCCGATTTCAATTCCCCAAAATCCAAACTTCCCGATGGCTCCACATTAATCGGATTCATCGAGAATGTATACGTATAAATATTTCTAATCGGTCTTGATAATCTGTGTAAATATGGTACGACATATTTATAATAAGCATGCCCGGGACTTAGAATATTCGGTAAATCTTGACCGTTCACATAAAATTTACCTGTAGACATAACCGGGTTGAAAAATGAATTTGCCGTGGTGAACGTATCGGTCGATGAAAAATTGTATCGATTTTCAAATACATTTGATTCAATCGTAGTACCCGACCCCTTAATTTCATTCTCATCTTCAAACTCTTTATTTCTCAGAAACCAAAATATAGTTTTTACAGGAATTTTGGGTACAAGTTGAAGTTTAACTTCACTCGACCCGATCTCGGTTTCGACCGACGGATGACGTTTCACAACGTCGGTCGTGACAACTTGTTTTTTTGTCATTAAAAATGACCGCTCAACTGGTGACACTGTCATTTCCTCCGTGACTATATTGAAATTATCAAAAGTGACGGTATCTGCAGAGTTTGTAAAGAACGACTGTGGTCTGAACTTTACTTTAAATTCAATTTTCTGTTTATGCATCGCACATATTGGAAAATATGGCCGATTGGGAATATTCGTTGAATATTCGTCACCTTCATACTTTCTGGAAAAAAATAAAGGAATGGGAATCATGAGTTTAGATGAATTTCTCACCACCGACTCGTCATTTTGTATAGACGAGCCTTCTGCGAGATTCCGGTTGAGTGTGTATCGCTTGGTACGTTTTTCAGATGCATCGAGATACATTTCATCGTATATGATACCCCAATCATCGTGGTATTTTTCGACTTCAATTTCGTCGACGTGCATACTCACAGACTCGATGATATGACGCCCAATCTGATCAGCGACGTTAGAAGTACCCGTAAGCCCTGGAAAGTCGATGACGATGTACATGTTTGACAATAAATCACCCATATTACGTGGGTTCATGGTAACTATGACGGTCTCCCCCATGGGCCATGTAGCTTTTGTACCCGGATTGTCAACCTTTGTATTTCTATGAAACTTTGTGAAAGTCGAATGTTGTTTCATTTCATAATTAAAGAATGATTGATCGGGGTCGGCCCTTGTTAAATATGTATCTTGTTGTCCTATAGCATTTAATGAAATGATAGCGCCGGCGTTGGGACCTTCGACGATCATACCTATCTACTATCTACAAATTTTTAATATCAGTTTCCCACATATTCAACGGCGATGTAGCTCTCGTTAAGTTGAGTTCCCATTTCAGCTGCTTAGACTCTTCGAGTAATGCCAAAACACGTTCTTCTGTGTATTCAATTGTCTTGGTATTCAACAAATAGTCATATGATCCATCAGCGGTTGGGAATAGTTCAGATAACTCAGTTTCAAGATCCTTCTTTTTACGTCTGAATACGGTTAGCGTCCCATCAATAACCATCGTGACAAACTTTGCACGGCTGTCATGTATTTTAGTTCTTTTCTCGAGAACGCTGATGAGATGTTCCCTCCGTTTAATGTAATATTCGTGGCGAAGTTTGATAAAATCCATGAGGATTAGTTCAGGACTTTCATACTTGTGAATACCTTTGGTCGGATGGAATAAATGCATATTCGACGTTCGAATTGTTTTTTGTAGTTTCAAATCCTTGATGATATCTTTACCACCGTACTCGTGGATAACGAAGTCGACGTGGTCCGTCGTACTATTATTCGTGTATGAACTAATGATCTTTTTTTCCGTGAGTGTGTCAAGATGTTCTTTGTAATCCTGTGTCCAGCGACCGGGTGGTAATTCCGATACCTTTATAGTTTGTCCAACGACTTTCCACACACCTTCCGTGACCCATGAATCATTTTCATAGAAAACTCGCCCACTGAATCCGCGGAACCACGGTGCCATCTTCTGAATCCCATTTCCATTGATAAAATTAAGTATATTCGTTTGGATATCTTTAGGATTGAAGGGTGGTACATAACAACTGAAACCCGTCCCTATACCTTCAGTCCCGTTCACTAGAACCATGGGTATGGTGGGCATGTAAAAGTCGGGTTCAATGAGGCGACCGTCATCGTCTAAGTAATTGAGAATGGCGTCGTCTTTTGGATCGTAAATCTTTCGCGCATCTTTGGTGAGCTTCGTGAAGATGTACCTCGTTTGGGACGCGTCTTTACCACCCATGAGACGTGTACCGAATTGACCACACGGTTCCAATAGGTTGATATTGTTTGAACCAGTATAATCATTCGCCAGCTTCACGATAGTGTCGGCCAATGATACTTCGCCGTGATGGTATGCACTCTTCTCAGCCACGTACGCAGCCAACTGCGCAACTTTCATCTCTTCTTTGAGATTCTTTTGGAAACATGAATACATAACCTTGCGCTGTGAAGGTTTGAGACCGTCGGCCATGTGTGCGATAGAACGTTTGAGATCCGCGAGACTGAAATTTACCAGGTCCTTGTGAATAAAGTCGGAAATATCCAGTTGTTTTACATTCCCATATGGAACTTCGAGTTGATCAGCATCTTTCGCGGTGTTCTCGAGTAACCACGTTTTACGAGCATCAGCCTTTTTCTTGTCAAATGCGAGTATGATCGAGTCATCGGTCATCGTATCCACGTCAAACTTCACGGTAAGGTCCTGAATTTTCTTAAAGTATTCTCTCGCCTCCGCAGATGTGGATGTACCGAGACCCTTGTAATATTTAATTTTCCAACCAGTCTTACCTGAACCATACCAGGTTCTAAACGCGGAGTCTGTATAGAACGACTTAGACTCCGAACCCTTACTTGCTTTAATTATCGGCGTTACCATACTCACCACAAAACCCAACTTGAGGAGGCTTGGCCAGAAATAGTGGATCATGTTTAGAATGAGACCTTTGATATGACTTCCATCATTATCCGCGTCGGTCATGATCATGAGACGTCCATATCGTAACTCCGAAACGTTTGTGTATTCCTTATCTTGTTGAAGCCCAATAATCTTCTTGAGATCGTTAAACTCTTGGTTAGATGTGAGTTGGGACACTGAGACATCTCTCACATTCTTACACTTACCACGAAGTGGAAATACACCATAATGGTCTCGGCCAACTACAGAAAGACCTGCTACTGCGAGTGTTTTCGCAGAGTCACCCTCTGTAACGATGAGGGTACACTTCCCAGACTGCACCGTCCCGGCTTTATTCGCATCGTCCAGTTTAGGAATACCGGTAATCTTCGATTTGCGAGCACCGTCGGTTTTCTTGAGTTCTTTCATCTCCTTAAACTTTGAAAGCGCTAAGAGTTCGTCACCGATACCCGTCTTGATAACGCTTTTGATAAAGTTTTTAGGTGGGTCAAACTTACTCCCGAAATCGACAGCCTTTGAAGTACACTCAGACTTGACCTGACTCGAAAAGGTTGGGTTCTCGAGTGTCGCCCGTACGAAAATCGTAAACGCGTTCTTCACCTGTTGCGGCTTTAATTTAATTTTTTTCGCCATATCATCGATGATACCATTTGCGATCTGGTTCGCCACGTGATCGACGTGCGCGCCACCTTTCGTAGTACAAATACCATTGACAAAGGATACCTGTTCCATGCCATTTTCAGATGGGCCGATGCACACCGACCAGCGGTCTCCGGATACACATGAAATCTGATCGACACCTTCGTGCATTTTGGCGTACGTCTCGAAGTTTTGTTTTGGGAGCACCTCGCCATTAAACTTCACCTTACAATTTTGGGTGGTGCAGATGTTCGAATCCCATACACGTTTTTGAAAGATGTTGTAAATGGTATCGTTCATCTTGGACATCCCGAAACGTTTCCACTCAGGAGTGAAAGTGATGGCGACAGATGACGTAGTAGCTGAATATTTTTTTATTTTTGGGGGGTTACAGACAGTCATATTCTTAGACCACGATTGGGTATAGGTTTGCTTCGTCTCGTGGTCCTTGATGACCACGGAAAAGTCGGTGGAGTATATATTCGTCAATTTAGCACCGTAGCCATTGCGACCACCGACGATCCGCTTTTGTGTGTCGTCATAGTTAGTACTCGTGAGAAGATGTCCGAATACGAGTTCGGGGTTCCAGAGTCCCTCCTTCTCGTGCTTTTTTACAGGGAGACCACCGAGAGGGCCGTTGTTCTCGATTGTGACAGCTCCAGACTCCTTATCGATGGCGACGGCTATCAAGTTGACATACTTGGGGTGGATGGAGTTACGGTCTATGGCATTGACGAGGATTTCGTCAAATATTTTCAAGAGCGCCGGGGAATATTTGAGGTTTTTCTTCGCAAACTTTTCACCGTCGAGAACCCAATATGGTTCAACGTTCACGTCGACTGGACCTACATATGAGTCGGGTCTTTTGAGGATATGTTCGATATGGGTGAGTTTTTGGACACTTTCCATCTTTCCTTAACTTTATTAAAACTCAAAGCTCTAACTTAGGCATTCTATCACTTTTTGGCAATCCTCTCTAAACTTTTTACCGCGACAAACTTCGTCGTACTCGCGGAGAATGTGAAACTTGGGTGAGTGAGGTAAGAGGTAACCACATACCCGCGTCTTTTGCCAGAATTCTGTGTTAAAATGGTCT